ATTGCTGAGATGCAAAAGCAGATTGAAGGGTTGCAATCGCAACCCATTCTTGACATTGGCGCAGTCAACGCGTCTATTGCAGCGCTGTCAACCGTGCCAGTGACTGTAACGGCAGACTTTACAGTGGGCACCAGCAATTGGTACATCAACAATAAGTCAGGCTCGACTTGTACAGTAACCTTGCCAACTGCATCTACATTCCCTGGCGGGTATTTGACTTTTAAGAACATGCAAGCGCAGACTTTGGTGTCTGCGTCAAGCAACGTTGTGCCAATCGACAGCACGTCTGCTGGCACAGCAATCCTCTTGGCAGTTGTAGGGAATTGGGCGACAATGGTGTCTGACGGCACCAATTGGGTCATCATGCAACAAGCCGCTAATAATTGCCTCTTATTGGAGTAAACCATGACAGTCACCGTCAAAGTCCTTGTTCCCGCCAAACTTGTTGTGGCCGCGCAAACCACCCAGTACACCGCTACTGGCGTCACGGCCATCATCGACAAATTTACCGCAACCAACTACAGCGCAACCGCTGCGACCATCAGCGTCAACTTGGTCACTGTGTCTGGGTCTGCCCCAGACAACGCCAACTTGATCACCAAGACCAAGACGCTCCAAGCGTCTGAGGTCTATACTTTCCCCGAACTGGTGGGCCAGGTGCTGGGCATAGGCGACTTCATCAGCACCGCTGCGAGCACTGGTTCAGCAATCAACATGCGCGTCAGTGGCCGTGAGGTGACTTAATGAAGTTTATTGAGCCTGACATCCAACATCATTTTGGCGGCGGCGTTTACGCCAAGGAAGCATTCATCCCCGCCGACAAATGGTTGGTTCAGCATACGCACAAGTTTGATCATTTGTCGGTGCTGGCTAAAGGCTCAGTTGAGTTGATTGTTGATGGTGACTCTACCGTGATGCACGCCCCGGCGTGCATAACTGTTAAGGCGGGCAAACACCACGGCATTCGCTCTTTGACCGACGTTGTTTGGTACTGCATTCACGCAACTGATTGCACCGACAAAGATGAGATTGATGACGTAATCATTGCACCTGTAGATAATCGGCAAGTGCATAAAATTGCACAGCTTTTAAGCGAAGGAGTTTGATATGGCTTGGATGATCCCCGCCGCCATTATTGGCAGCTCACTATTGGGCAGCAGCGCGTCGCGCAGTGCGGCAAGTCAGCAATCAGATGCTGCATCACGCGCTGCTGACTTGCAACGCCAACAGTTTAGCGAGCAAGCTCTGCTACAAGAGCCATTTCGCCAAGTTGGCATCCGCGCGTTGCCAAAACTTGAAGCGCAGCAGAACATGATGCCGGGGGCGTTTACCGGCAGAGTTGATCTAGGTCAAGACCCAGGCTATGCGTTCCGATTATCGGAAGGTCAGAAAGCATTGGATCGAAGCGCTGCTGCTAGGGGCGGCTTGATCTCAGGCGGGGCCATGAAGGCCGCGCAACGATATGGCCAAGAAATGGGCAGTCAAGAGTACCAAAACGCCTACAACCGGGCGCTGACTGGTTACAACGCCGACGTGGCGCGTGAAGCTACAGGTTACAACCGTTTGGCGGCTTTGGCGGGCTATGGTCAAACGGCCACGGGTCAAATTGGCGCTGCTGGGCAAAACATGGCATCCAACGTAGGCAACCTGATGACGTCCGGCGCAGCCGCAAACGCTGCGGGTACAGTTGGTCAAGCCAACGCTTTGACCGGCGGTTTGAGCACCTATTTAAACTACAACCAAGGCAACAACTTGGTCAACGCGCTGAACGCCCGTGGTGGCGGCGGTGGCAGTAATTTTATGAACCAATACAACGCAATTGGTGGTGGGCCTGCTTCAGCTAGTTATGGGTATTACGACATACCTATGCAGCCCGGTGGAGGATATTAATCATGGCACTTAACCCAAACATTGCGCTAGGCGTCCGAGGCGTTGAAGTGCCCAACCCATTGGCCCAGTATGCCCAAGTTGCGCAAATTCAATCAATGCAAAATCAAAATCAAGTTAGCCAAATGCAGCTTGATCAGATGCGCCGCGATGAAGCAACGCTACAACAAATTCAAGCCAAAGCCGTGGAAAATGGTGGCCCGGCCGATATAAACCAGATTGCTGATGCTTACCTTAAATCAGGCAACCCCAAATTTGTTGAGTTTGGTGTTGGCTTGCGTCAAAAGTTGGACGAACGCGCGCAATTTGCCAATATCATGGGTATGGGTAGAACACCGGCTCCTGCTGCACCAGTTGCCAACGCGCTAACTGCCCCCATGCAAATTGGCGCGCTGGGCTCAGGTACGTTTGGCATGGCCCCTGAGCCTGTCAACCGACTTGCCCCCGCACCTACCGCGCCGGCACCAGTTGCAAATGCTTTGGCTGCGCCAGACGTAAGTAATTTGCGGGCTAAACGTGATGCTCTTTTGGCCATGGGCACGCCTCAAGCAATTGCTGCCGCCCGCGCCATGGATGCGGATATTGCTCTGGCGTCCAGAGAACCTACATACCAAAATGTTCCCGGCGTGGGTTTGGTTGACCCTCGCAACGCCCGCGTTGTAATGCCGTCAGTTGAGCCAACCGACCCCGAAATTAAGCGCTACGAATACGCTAAAGCCCAAGGCTATAGAGGTTCGCTGTTTGACTTTAAACGCGAGATGGCAAATGCTGGACGAACACCAGCGCAGCCGGTGCAGCCATCAGCGCCGGTCGCTATTGTGGGCGAAGATGGCCGTGTCAAATACGTGACTCGTGAAGAAGCCTTAGGCAAGACACCTGCAACGGCCATAGAAGGCTTGTCACCAAAAGACATTCAAAAGCGTGAGGCGGTGCTTCCCCAAGCGCGGCAAGCGGTTAAAACTGTTGGCAACACCATGTCAGTTATCGGCGAAACTGTTGACCGCTTGCTTGCCAACCCCGACGGGCTTAACGGCATAACAGGCACAATATATGGCCGCACACCCGCGTTTACTGACGCGGCAAACACAGCCAATGCCGACTTGGAACAGTTGAAAAACTTGGCGTTTGTGCAAGGTCTTACTGAACTTCGCGCAGCGTCTAAAACTGGCGCTGGCGTGGGCAACGTGTCCAACCGCGAAGGCGAAAGATTTGAAAATTTGAAAGCGTCTTTGGATAGACGACAGTCCAAAACTGACTTAGAAAACGCATTGCGCAGGCTAAAAGAGCAAGCTAACTTTACAACGCAAACCATGCAAGAAGCGTTTGACGAAACGTATAAATACAAGCAAACTGCGCCAAACGTTCAAACACCTGCCGCAGCGCCAAACATTGATGCCCTTCTTGAAAAATACAAACCGAGATAACCATGGCCACACTCGAAGAACTCAGCGCGGCATTGGTCAAAGCGGACGCTGCGGGCAACGCCGCAGACGCCCAAGCATTTGCTGACGCCATTCGACAAATGCGTGGCGGTATCCCCGCGCCGCGCAAAACTGGTACTGCTGCCGATCTGATTCCAGGCAATACCTACGCGGTGCCTGCGTCAACAGCAGCGCCAGCGCGCGGGCCTGCGTCCCTCAGAGAAAAATTGCTCGCACCTGTGGAAACCGCCGTGGCGCTTACCACTGGCGCAATCACAGCGCCTATCGTTGCGGGTTCAGAAGTGCTTGGCGCACTGACCAGCGGCAAATACGGCACAAAAGAAGGAGTCCGCGCTGGCGAAGCCCAAGCCCGCCAAGTCCAGCAATTCTTTCAGCCGGCACTTAGCCCAACGGCGCAAGGCTACACTGAAGCAATTGGCAACGCGCTGGCCAGCACTGGTCTGCAAGGCGTTCCGCTCAACGTGCTAGGTGACTTGTCCAGAGGAGTTAGCGCAGGCACTCGCGCTGCCGCGCCTATGGTCAAGGCACCGATACAAGCGCGCCAGCAGCGCATCCAAACTGAGCGCGTGCGTGAGAGCGAGATGAATGCGCCGCGCATTGACGCGGCCAAAGATGCGTTTGATTTAAAACTATCATTAAACCCAGCATTATCTAATCCTAACGCAGCCAATCGTATGCGTGTTGCTGCGGTGGGGTCTACGGCTTTGGACAGCAATTTGTCCAAACTTAATTTACCCAAAATTGCTGTGCTCGCTAAAGAAGATATGGGTTTGCCAGAAGCCACAAAACTTAACGCCAAAGCGTTTGATACCGCGCTGGAAGCGCCAACAATCAGTGTGCCGTACGACAAGGTTAGGGCAATTCCTCGCGTAACCGCCAATGCTGCGGTATTGGACGATCTTGACAGTCTGCGCGTTGCGCCAACCATTGGCGACATGGGCCAAGCTAACGCCGTCAATACATTCTTGGACGCAGCCAAACAGCAACTCCAAGCTGGCGCAGATGGCAAAATCATTGTGGACAGCATTCGCCAGCGCCGCCGAGATGCGCAAGCAATCTACAACCAACAGTCAGCCGGCATCAACCCACCGTCACCCGAAGCAATAGCCCGCGCGGATGCGAGCATGGGTATAGCAAATGCGTTGGAAAAAGCGGTTGAGAACAGCATTACCGACCCTCGACTGTTAACCGAATTTCAAAACGCGCGCTCATTGGCCGCACGAATTTACGACTACCGCCGCGCCACCAACTTGGCCACCGGCGTGGTTGACCCGCAAGCGTTGGCCAAATTGGCTGCTGAGGGCAAACCCTTATCGGGTAACGCAGCAAAAATTGCGAACGTGGCGGCTAACTTTCCCGAGAATTTGCAGGGCGGCGTGGTTCGTGAGCCATCATTCAGAGAAAAGCTCACCCGATCCAGCGCAGGCGGCACTGCTGGCGCGCTTATCGGTTCTGTAGGTGGCTTGCCGGGCGCTATTGTGGGCGGCGGCGTAGGCGCGGCGCTTGGCAATATCGGCGCTGGAATGGCCGCGCGTAGCATGGCCAAACCAGGATTTCAAAAGTCTGCGGCTATGCCGCCAGACTATCGGCCCATCCCATCAGGCTTGACGCCTGCCGAAATCAACTACGGCCCCAACCAAGTTGTGCCGTTTAACCCTGCGCAAGCGATTGTATCGCCGGGGCAAGTACCTTACCAGCCAAACTTTGCCATGCAAGGCCAAGGCCAAGGCCCAAGCCGTGTGGTGTATGACCCAGTAGCCAAAACCTTTCGTGGTGAGTTTGGTGAGCCACCACCATCGCCCGTTACATCGGCTGCACCGCCAACGCGCAACATGCTGCCCGCGCCTAGCGCGGAAAGTACGTTAAATATGTTAGAAACCGAACGGGCTCGCGCAGGTCAAATGTCCCGCACGTTAGGTCAACAAGCTGAGCAACGCGGCGACGTAACGTACTACCGCACTAAGTCTGGTCAGACGACTACTACGCCGCCGAATGAGCCCGCAGATATGTATACCCGCGTCTTTCGGGGCACTGGTGGCCCTGAAGGCCGCGACATTTTTGAGCTACAACCTAAAGGCTCATATACCCCGCCAAAGCGTGGCGAAGGCGTGGCGTACACATTGGATGAACGCGGCAATCTTGTGCCCGACATTAAAGCGCCGGCGGCGCAACAATTGCCCGTAATGTCATCGTTGGAAAGCGCCGTACAGAAATTGTCTGGCCAAGTAATTGAGCAACCCAGCACAACTTACAAGACCATAACGGTTTCACCCAAGACAGGCGCGCAACCATATACGCGAATCATTAAACAAGAAGGCGAGACTACGTTTGAACGTGGTGTGCCCCGCGCATTTGATTTGACGGCGACTGAAAAAATTGCATGGAACAAAGCCAAAGCTGATCTGGCTGAAGTCGCCCCAGGCTTCAAGTCGCTCACCGACAAAGCCATCGCCAACAAGATGATGGATCAAAAATGGATTGAAGAAACCATTGTCAAAGCCAAACAAAAGGCCGCGATGCAAGATGAAATTGCTAAACGCGGGGCAGACGATAAAGCTAGGCGAGCAGCGGCCATTGAGCGCGATAAAGCAATTGACACGCAAGAAATGCTTGAAGAGCGTCTAAGAGCAATGCGCCCTGACGTGTCGGGCAAGCAGCAAGGCCCAAAGACCCGCGCAGCTAAACGCAACGCTTTGGCCCCTGACAACCAAAACAAATTGGCGCCATGATGGACTACCAAGTACTTTTCAACATTGCCGTGGCCATCGCCGGATTCTTCGGCGGGTGGACGCTCAACCGCATCTACATCGCCATCGACCGGCTGGACGGCGACGTGCGCAACATGCCCATGAACTATGTGAACCGCGACGACTACAAGGCCGACATCCGCGACATCCGCGAGATGCTGGGCAAGATTTTCGACAAGCTCGATAACAAAGCCGACAAATGATCGACCTTACCAAAGCGATTGGAGCGGTTGCTGCCAGTGTCGCCGCGCTGGGCGGCAGCTACACGTTGGCCGACAAATTTGGTTGGTTTGATAGGGCTATTCTTGAATGGTCACCAGAGCATTTCAAAATCGTGGCAGAGCCTGGGCAGCCCATCAACGTCACTGTTGCGCGAATCAAGAAGCGCGACGACTGTTCTGTTGAGAGCTTCACCCCAAGCATTCGGGACGCAGCAGGCATGGTGCATGAGGCGACCACCACCGCCAGCCGATTCAGCGGCCCAGCAGGCCCAGAGATTGACACGTTTACCTACCAACTCACAATGGTACGAAAAGAGAAGATTGCTGAAGGCAAAGCAACCTTGCTGGCGACCATCAAATACAAATGCCCCGAGGGCGAGCGCGTTGTGCAGTACCCGCGCCACACCAACCTTAGTTTTGAATTGAAAGGTTAAGCATGCTAACCCTGTTCTCATCCCTCATCAGCTTCTTGATGGGCGGGCTCCCAAAAATCCTTGAGCTATTCCAAGACCGCGCTGACAAGAAGCATGAGCTGGCGCTGGCCGCCATGCAAACCGAGCGTGAGCTGACCTTGAAGAAAGCTGGCCTGGAAGCCCAAGAGCGCATTGAGCACATTCAGACCGAGCAGATTCAGATCAACGCCGAGGTCACCAACAACCAGACGGCCATGCAAGAGCGCCAGGCGCTCTATGCGCACGATATTGCGCTGGGCCAAGGCGCGGCTCAGTGGGTGACCAACATGCGCGCTGCGACCCGCTCAGTGATTACCTACGGCATGTTTGCCATGTTTATGTTTGTTGAAATTTTTGGTTTTTATTACGCCTGGCACACAGACGTCGCTTTTGATGTGGCGCTCAATCACCTGTGGGACGATGAAACCCAGATCATCTGGGCTTGCATCGTGAGCTTTTGGTTTGGCGGCCAAGCGTTTAAAAAATGAACGTCAGCGCTGATGCGATCAAGATGATCCAGCACCATGAGGGCATTCGCTACAAGGCGTATCGGTGCCCAGCCCTGCTTTGGACAATAGGAGTCGGACATGTACTTTACCCAGACCAAGCTAAGATACCAATGGATCAAAGAGGCGCTTACCCGCTTCGCCCAGAAGACAATCGCACGTTTTCAAAGGACGAAGTAGATGGAATTCTCAGAAGCGATCTTCAGCGCTTTGAGCGCGGCGTGGGGCAGCTTATTCCTGTCGCCCTTACCCAAGGCCAATTCGATGCTTGCGTCAGCTTTGCTTTCAATGTTGGTTTGGGAACGCTACAGCGCAGCACCTTCCGTCAGAAGGTTCTTCGCGGGGAAAAAGACGCGGCCATAGCGTCGCTGTTGCAGTACTGCAAAGCCGGCGGCAAGGTGCTCAGAGGGCTTGAGAACCGCCGCAAAGACGAAGCCGCGCTGTTCATGTCTTAAATTTCTTCCTAAAGAAATACTTGATCACCTCGTAATCCACGCCAAAGCGCTTGGCGATTTCTTTCTTGGTGACGCCATCGTTCCACAGCGTTATGGCCCTGGACTCGCTAATGGGTGTGGGCTTGCGCCCGCTGCCTGGCCTGGCGCCGCCTCTAGTCTTCATTGAGCGCCATCCAGACCATCAGACAGATCACGCCGACGCCCACTGCAACGCCCAAGAATCCAACCGCAAATACGGCAAGTATGGTTTCGATCACATCACGCCCCTCATCTCCCAACCCGCTAGAAAATAGTTCCATCTGCCCTGCATAGCAGGGTTGGTGTACTTGTCTCCATCCATTGCTAGATCGGATTCTGTGTAGCCTTTAGAGGCCATCAATGCGTGAAATACTTTTCGTGCTTTCATGTGTTCTCCCTTGGTGGTACTGGTTGTGCATCCAACATATCTCGACAGGCAAGGATGGATGCAATGTCATCAGCAACAGGCTCTTGCTCTGGCTGTGGTGGGGCGGTGTAGAGGGGTTGCACAGGGTCGTTATCTAACGGCTTGTCGAAACAAAGATGCCGTTCTCCTATGCTGTCTGTTGATAGCCACGCCACAGGCTCTTGCTCAATCTCTTGCCCAAGCCGCTGGACTTCACGCATGGCGTGTTCTGTCCATAGTTTTCTAATAACGGTGATGGCTTGCATTTTTCGCTCATCAACATTTCTGTTCAAAGCCTCACAGTAATGCAACGCCTCAAGCGCCTCCAGCAATGCTTCTTTGTCAGTCATGCTTGTCCCCTTGCTCGGATGGCGGCGGCGCAATCAATTACCCAACAGATATTTCCA